AAGTTATGAATCTTATCGATACTGTAGGTAATACTCCTTTATTAAAATTTCCTTTTCCAAATGGTACCCTATGGGGTAAAGCCGAATTCTTAAATCCAGGTGGATCCGTTAAAGATAGACCTGTAGCTTGGATTTTAAAAATAGCTATGGGTAGTGGTACACTTAAACCAGGTGATACTATAATTGAAGCTACTTCTGGTAATATGGGTATTTCACTAGCTATGTTTTGTGCTAATTTAGGATTTAAGTGCATTATAGTTATGCCTTCTAATATGAGTACTGAACGAAAAATTATGTTAAAATCTTTTGGAGCAGAATTAATAGAAGTACCCGCTGGTGATTTTGATGGAGCTATTTTACTTAGAAATAAATTAGCTAAAGAGCATGGGTGGTTTAATTTTAATCAGTTCCATAATGAACGAAACATAGAATCCCATTGGTATACTACAGGTATGGAAATCTGTAAAGACTTTGATTATGATAAACCAATTGATGCTTTTGTAGCAGGTACAGGAACCGGGGGAACTATAATGGGGGCAGGTAAATTTATTAAAAATAGATATCCTATATGTAAACTAGTAGCATTAGAACCTGCTGAATCTCCTGTTATGTCTGGTGGAGAACCTGGACTACATGGTATTCAAGGTATAGGTGATGGTAGTAAATTTTTAGTTAATTTAAAAGATATAGATCGTATTGAAACAGTATCAACTGAAGAATCTATAGAAAAATCAAAATCATTAGCTAAACAATATGGTTTATTTATTGGTTTTTCGGCTGCTGCTAATTTTTTAGTTGCCGAAAGATTAATTAATGAGGGTTATGCTGAAAATGTAGTTACTATCCTTTGCGACAGAGGAGAAAGATATTTTAGTTGTTTGTAAAAGCCTTTTGGTAATATTTGGATTCTGTGGTCTGGGTTATTATATTTACCCAAAATTAAAAGATCATGAATCTAGACGAAATCAGAAAGCGCATGGACCGCTTGCAAAATAAGTCCAATGGAAAGTCAGGTGGTGAATTCAGAAAGAACTTTTGGAAACCACCAAGTGGAGAAAAATCAGTAGTACGTATTGTACCATATAAGCACAATAAAGATGTACCCTTCACTGAATTGTATTTTTATTTCGGTATTGGTAAGCCCCGAATGATGTCACTCTCAAATTTTGATGAGTCTGATCCAATTTTGGAATTTGCTTCCCAACTCCGTAAGTCAAATGAACCAGATAACGTAGAGTTAGCTAAGAAGCTTTACCCTAAAATGCGTATTTTCGCTCCTGTACTTGTACGTGGTGAGGAAGATAAGGGCGTTCGATTCTGGGAATTTGGTAAAATGGTATACACCGAACTTTTAGGTGTTATGATGGATGAAGATTATGGTGATATTACCGATATTGCTGCTGGTCGAGATATCACAGTTGAAGTTATTCCTGCAGCTGAGACAGGTAAAATGTTTGATACAACAACCGTTCGTGTTAAGCCAGTACAATCACCGCTCTCAACAGATGGTAGTGCAGCTGAAGGATACCTTAATGATCAAAAAGATATTAAGGAACTCTTTACTAAGTTCTCGTTTGATGAAATGAAAGATTCACTCCAAAAGTATTTGGCACCAAGTGAAGAAAATGAAACAGTTGAAGTAACCCCACCTACAAAAGAAAAGGTTGATATCAATTCTAAAATAGACGATTTATTCGGTTAATATGGCGAGAAAAAAATCCAACAATTCACTCCCAGAAGGAGGAAGTCTTACTGAAGAATTAGCAGTATCGCTAAACAAAAAATTCAGTAAAGAATATAATCAAGTTGCCTACTTCCTTAATGGGGGAGATGAATCACCAACAGACGTTACATCGTGGGTATCTACTGGATGCACACCTTTGGACCTGGCGATTTCTAACAGACCAAATGGGGGTTTGCCTGTTAGTAAAATTGTTGAGATTACGGGCCTAGAGCAAAGCGGTAAATCCCTCCTTGCCGCTCACGTTATAGCTTCTACTCAAAAACAGGGTGGAGTAGCAATTTATGTAGACACTGAATCAGCATTGGACGCTCAATTTTTGACCGCCATAGGAGTTGATGTTGATAAAATGCTTTATATACCCCTCGATACAATTGAGGATGTATTTGAAGCAATGGAAGACATCATCGTTAAGATTCGCGAAAAACAAAAAGACAGATTAGTCACAATTGTTGTTGATAGTGTTGCTGCTGCTACTACTAAAATTGAGTCGGCTGCTGATTATGAGAAAGATGGTTATGCAACGGCAAAAGCCATTATCATGTCTAAATCAATGCGTAAGATTACTAATTTAATTGGTAAACAAAAAATCCTGTGTGTATTCACAAATCAGTTACGACAAAAACTAAACGCTATGCCGTTTGGTGATCAGTACACAACATCAGGAGGAAAAGCGTTACAATTCCACGCCTCAGTTCGCTTACGACTCAAAGGAGTAGGTAAGATTAAGGAAAAGGTTAATGGAATAGACACAGTAGTTGGTCAAGAAGTAGAATGTGAGGTAGTCAAAAACCGCCTAGGCCCCCCTAACCGAAAAGTCCGTTATAGCGTATTTTACGATTCAGGAATTGATGATTACTTTGGTACTTTGAAATTGCTTAAAGAATATAGTGTAGTAAAACAAGGTGGAGCATGGTATAAATACACTACTGCTGACGGTGAAACCCATCAGTTTTTAGCTAAAGAGTTTGGTGATTTATTAGAAAGTCATCCAACCGCTAAAGAGGAATTATACGAGGCCCTTTGTGAAAAATACATTATGAAGTATCGTCACGAGAAAGAAGATGGTCTAGATCGTGATCCTGACGAAACAATAGTAGAGAATGAGTAAATTTGAAGATATCCTAAATAACATAAATCCAGAAGAGAAGCATCCTAATGACAGGGTGCTTCTCATTGACGGACTTAACATTTTTTTGAGAGCATTTGCCGTAAATGGTTCATTAAACGAAAAGGGAGTGCCTGTAGGAGGCATTACAGGTTTTATGAAATCATTAGCATTTGCTATTCGTGAAATGGAACCCACCAGGGTTATTGTAACATATGATGGTGCTGGGGGTAGTAAACGAAGAAGAAAAATCAACCCCAAATATAAGGCAAACCGTACACCTAAGCGTGTAACTAAATTTGATGCTTTTAATTCATTAGAAGATGAAAAAGAAGCAATGAAGATTCAATTTAGAAGACTCCTTAGTTATCTTGAGTTACTTCCAATTGATGTTTATAGTATAGATAATGTTGAAGCTGATGATGTAATCGCATATCTCGCACAAAATGTGCTAGAAAATGAAGTTATTATTATGTCTGCTGACCAAGATTTTTTACAGTTAGTAAACGATAGAATTGTAGTTTGGTCACCTAATAAGAAAAAATACTATACAGAAGAACAGATATTTACTGAGTATGGAATACCAGCTCATAATTTTTTAATGTATAAATGTCTAATGGGTGATAAATCAGATAATCTTGAGGGAATTAAAGGGTTAGGCCCTAAAAAAATAGCAAAAGTAATACCGGAGATTGTTGGAAGAGAGATAAATCTTGATTATCTTGTACATTATGCCTCTACACAAGATAGTTTAATGCATAAACGAATTGTAGAGAATAAAGTAAATTTAGAAACAAATGAAAAGATGATGTCACTTAAAGATCCATTAATGTCAGGACAAATTAAAATCCACCTTAATGATTTACATGCTCGTCCAATGAATTTACTCCATAGGAATGATTTTATTAATCTTTATAACAATGATTATATGGGAAATAATCTTCAAAACCCAGATATTTGGTTAACAGACCACTTTCTTAAATTAAATAATTTAGCCCAACTAACACATGAGTAAGTTAGAACAATACGGACATAACTTCCAAATTAAAACCCTTTCGGTATTAGTTAAGGATAAAGAATTTCTCCAACAAGTTGCAGATATAGTTTCACCTGATTTTTTTGATAACGAAGCTAATAAGTGGATTATATCAAAAACTCTTGAATATTTTAATGAGTTTAAAACTACTCCTACGATGGAGGTGTTTAAAGTTGAAGTAGAAAATATTAGAAATGAAATCCAGCAGGTAGCTGTAAAGGAGCAACTTAAAGAAACATTTAAATCTACTACATCACCCGATTTAGATTATGTTAAGCAAACTTTTCTTGATTTTTGCCGAAATCAAACACTAAAATCAGCTCTTCTTTCTTCTGTTGATTTACTTGAAATAGGAAATTATGAAGATATCCGTCGTCTTATTGATAATGCTCTTAAAGCGGGTGTAGAAAAAAATCTAGGCCACGATTATATGGATGCTATTGAAGAAAGATATAGAGAAGAAGCTAGAAACACAATTGAAACACCATGGAACGAAATAAATTCACTAGTAGGTGGGGGATTAGGAAATGGGGATTTAGGCCTAATAGTTGGAAATCCTGGGGGAGGTAAATCATGGGCACTCGTTGCTATAGGAGGTCATGCTGTTAAACTAGGTTACACAGTTATTCACTATACCCTTGAACTCTCAGATGTTTATGTAGGACAGAGATATGATGCTTTCTTTACAGAAATCCCTGTAAATGAAATTAAAATACATAAATCAACAGTTAAAAGTAAATTAGAGGATATGCGAGGAAAATTGTATATTAAACAATATCCTGCAGGTAAAGCCAATGTAAATACGATATTAGCGCATATAGATAAATGTCGTGGCCAAGGTATTGAACCTGACCTTATTGTGTTAGATTACGCAGATCTTTTATACACTAAAAATGGGAAAGAAAAAAGAGATAGATTAGACGACATTTATACTTCCATAAGAGGCATGTCAACTGAATTAAATATCCCAGTATGGACAGCTTCTCAGGTTAATAGATCAGGTGCTCGTTCAGATATTATTGAGGGAGATCAAATCTCAGAAAGCTATTCAAAAATCATGATTACAGACTTTGCACTTTCACTTTCTAGAAAAACTGAAGATAAAGAAAACGGTACTGGAAGATTCCATGTTATGAAAAACCGATATGGAGCAGACGGCTTATCATATGATGTTAGCATGGATACTTCCATAGGTAAAATCGAATTTAATAACCGTATAAGTAACGAAGGACCTAGTGGACCTGATGGAGCTGGATTTACAGGAAATGAACGAAGAAATCTCCAGAGGGCTGCTGAAAATATATTTAATCTCTAGTGGTATATACTGTATTTATCACTACACTAACAGAAATCATAAACTAAAATGGCAAAAAAAGACCTAAAAAAAGAGAGGATTGTCTATAAACCCTTCGAATACCCTGAAGCGGCTGACTATTGGCTCAAACAACAACAAGCTCATTGGATCCACACAGAGGTACCAATGATGAGTGATATTAATGATTGGAAACAAAACTTAAACGAAACTGAAAAAAATATAATTGGATCAATCCTTAAAGGATTTGCCCAAACAGAAACAGTAGTAAATGATTACTGGACAGGATTAGTAACAAAATGGTTTAGAAAACCTGAAATCATAGCAATGGCGACCACTTTTGGGGCTATGGAAACAATACACGCTGAAGCATACTCACTATTAAATGAAGAACTTGGACTCGACGACTTCTCGGAGTTTCTTGAAGATGAAACTACGATGGCTAAAATTGAAAACCTTATGTCTATTAGGGATAGTTTTAATGACGAAAAAGATTGGCATGAGATTGCTAAGTCACTCGCTATCTTTTCCGCATTTACCGAAGGAGTTAACTTATTTAGTTCCTTCGCCATACTCCTATCTTTTAAAATGCGAAATAAGCTTAAGGGAGTGGGTCAAATTGTTGAATGGAGCATTAGAGATGAATCAATGCACTCCGATGCAGGATGCTGGTTATTTAGAACACTTATCGAGGAAAACCCTGAGCTCAACACTCCGGAGCTCAAAGCCGCAATAACAGAAGCAGCATTACTTTCACTAAAACTTGAAGTTGATTTTATTAATAAAGTCTACGAAATGGGAGATTTAGAAGGATGTAATAAAGAAGATTTAATCTCATTTATTAAACATAGAGTTAATACTAAGATGGGTGATTTAGGTTATGATGGTGTTGTTAATGGTATTGATCCTAATGCTCTTAAAAGAATGAAATGGTTTGATTCTTTATCAGCAGGAAAACAACACACTGACTTTTTTGCAAGTCGAGTAACTAATTATTCTAAGGGCAATATGTCCTGGGATGAATCAATATTTTAAATTATGGACGGAAATTTAGTAGCAGATACCACCCAATGGGTGAAGGGAAAGGACTTTCCTGAATGGATGGATGAAGTAGGAGTAGCAACTATCTCAAAAGGATATTTATTGCCAGATGAAACACCAAGAAAAGCATATAGACGAGTTGCAAAAGCAATCGCAGAAAGAATACGCAAGCCTGAACTTGAAAGTAAGTTTTTTAAGTACATTTGGAATGGTTGGATTGGTCTTGCTAGCCCAGTATTATCTAACACTGGAACCGATCGTGGTTTACCTATATCTTGCTTTGGGATTGACACCCCTGATTCGATTAGGGGAATTGGTCTCACTAATGCGGAGTTAATGAAATTAACTGCCCTAGGTGGTGGTGTTGGTATTTCTACAAGTAGAATTCGTCCTAGAGGAACTGAAATTACGGGCAATGGTAAATCAGAAGGTGTAGTACCTTGGTGTAAAATTTATGATTCTGCAATTATTGCAACAAATCAAGGTTCAGTTCGTAGAGGTGCCGCTTCAGTAAATTTAGATATCAATCACCCTGATATCAAAGAATTTATGCAAATTCGTAGACCTAAAGGTGATCCTAATAGACAATGTCTTAACCTTCACCAATGTGTAGTAGTGGATGATGCTTTTATGCGTCGTTTGCAGGATAGAGATAGTGAAGCTATGTCTTTATGGCTTGATATTTTAAAAACTAGAGTCGAAACAGGTGAACCTTACATCATGTTTAAAGACAATGTTAACAAAAACAATCCGTTAGCATACGCTATGAATAACCTTGATGTTAGTATGACTAACATCTGTACAGAAATAACATTACACACCGATGAAGAACATTCCTTTATCTGCTGTCTTAGCTCCCTCAATCTTGCGAAGTATGATGAGTGGAAAGACACAGACGTTGTTGAAACCTCAATTAGGTTCCTCGACGGAGTCATGCAAGAATTTATAGATAAATCTAATGGCAAAGATTCAATGATTCGTACCCATAGACATGCCCAAAAAGGTAGAGCACTTGGCTTAGGGGTTATGGGTTGGCACTCATTCCTTCAAAAGAAAGGATTACCATTTAATTCAATTGCTTCAACAGCTTGGACTCACACTTTATTTAGTGATATTAGGCAAAAAGCAGAAGCAACATCAAGAGAATTAGCCCAAGAATATGGTGAACCTGTATGGTGTAAAGGTACTGGTATGAGAAATACCCACTTATTAGCAATTGCCCCTACGGTATCAAATTCACGTTTAAACAGCTGT